GGATTGCAAGGGGTTGTAGTCGGTCAAGGATCTCACGATAAGCAGGAACAATATCCCCCTCATCGTTTCTGAATAAATCTTTATCAAATCTTTCATCACCACCAATCTTCCATAGTCTCATACTATCAGGACTGATCTCATCGGCAAGGAGCAACTCACCATGAGCAGTATAACCGTATTCAATCTTGAAGTCAACCAGATCAATACCCATGATGTAGAACATCTGCCGAAGGTAATCATTGATACGAAGGGTCATCTCAATAAAAGGTTCTGGATCATATCCCATCAAACGCACACGATCTTTTGTGAGCAGAGGATCATGCTTGCTATCATCCTTCAAGAAGAACTCAACAATAGGATGTGGTAGTGAGTAACCTTCTTGAAGAGTTGTCTCACGAACAATAGATCCGGCAGCACGATTGCGACAGATAACTTCCAAAGGAACGATGTCTACCTTCTTACAGATCATCTTGTTAGCACCAACCATATTGATATAATGAGTTGGGATATTTTCTTTAGCAAGTTTCTCAAAGATAATAGATGAGATACTACAACAGAGAGATCCTTTTCCTAAAGGATGGTCAACCATCTCACCATTACCAGCAGTCACTTTGTCGTGATACTCAATGATGACACGATCAGCATCATCACCTGCATATACAGTTTTGACCTTGCCTTCAATAATTACTTCCATCGTTTTCATTCAAATACTGCTGTTACTCCCATAATGGTTGATGATGGGTTTCGTGCCAATGCAATTTTTCTCGCATCTTGATAATCTCTAGCAATTACAATCTCTTCAAAGACTGTACCTGCTTTGTATAGTTCAACTTTACACTTCATAATGCCCTCTCAAGTCTTTCGGTTGGTTGATCGGGAAAATCCCTTGGTCTACTGTCTGTTGCGTTATCAGTCTTAGGAGAACCTTCGTTCGCCTTCATAGTATGCTGATAGTTTGCTCTTGGGTATCTGATACGAAAAGGATCAGGCATCCAGTAGGTTACCTGCCATTCCTGTTCAGGACATAGTTCAAGATGTTTCTCTACGCTATGTGAGAAACTCCCAATTTGAATGTACCCATCGTGACTAACGCATCTTCCGTTCCCAGTATCAACCAGGAATAACATCTTACTACTCATAGCACTTCTTGCTCAGGATTGAGATTCTTCACGAATTGCACAGGATCCTTTTCAGAGTTGTGTACCCAATGATAGCGCATGCGTTCACAGGTGGGGTCCCACATCATAACACATCTATAAACAGTTTCCATGATTTTTTGATTATATTTATAGTAATGTAAAAAAGATAGAAATGTTAGTAAACAAACACAAAGTTGTATAGATAGTATGTCGAATTGGGATTTTACATGCATAACATTATTTCAAACAACCAGTTGAATGAATGGGGTCGAATCCAAATGCTAGAAGATGAAAATATAAGAATCAATGACTACTATGAATGCATCATTGAATGTAGTGAAGAGTCTAGTGCATGCAAACGAATATGTAAGGAGATTCTAATATAGGTATTATCACAAACCTCCCCTCAATATAGGGGGGGTTTTTTGCTATAGTAAATAGTGACAGCACTTATGTAATTATGAAGGACCAAAACGCTATTTTGGACCAAGAAAGTAAACAGATCAAATGGAACCGAGGGTTAGATCTTTTTATCGAATCAGTTTTGAAACCGGATTCAACACTTAGAGATTGTGCTCACAATCAACAGTGCTATAATGAGCTTATGGATGTCAGGCAAAATGTGCTTGAGTACTTGAAATCTAAACGTTGGTATGCCTAAAAATTCAGTAACTAAAGAAGAGTTTACTACTCGGGTGCTCAGACTAAAAACAGCACTTTACGATGGTTCATGGTCCGCTAAGAACAAAGACTGGCACGAAGGTGCAAACTCTGCGTTGAACGGTGTTCTTGATATATTAGAAGAGTATCGCCTCTAAATAGATCGTTGCCGCAATGATCTTTTGGAGACCGGCGTTAGAGGTGCTACTCCTCCATATACACTAAATGAACCGAGCAATAGGAATTTCCTAAGCATTACTGGGTTCAAATTTATTTTGAACCGGTGTCCTAAAGTTGATTTCTTTTGTAATCGAGCAAATATTCCTACAGTTTCTTTAGGAAGTGCAGTACAATCTACTTACCTAAGAAACATCCCTGTTCCTGGGGATAAACTAGAGTACGAAGATTTGCAATTGGATTTCCTGGTGGATGAAAACTGTGAAAACTATCTACAGGTTTATGATTGGATTACTGGACTAGGATTTCCAGAGTCCTTACAACAGTACGATGATCTAAAAAGGAACAGTAGGTTTTATCCATCTGAAGATCCTCTATACAACGAGAGATCTGATGGAACCTTGATGATTCTAAACAGCAACTATCAACCTAGTTTGAAAGTTATATTCAAGGATTTATTTCCTGTATCATTATCCGGCATTCCTTTTAGTGCTGTTGAAACTGAGGAACGATATTTTACCGCTACGGTATCATTCAAGTACACCATTTATGATGTGATCGATGTCAATGGAAAGAAAGTCTAATCCATGTAGTCTTGAGTATATCCAAGGCATGTGGAATAAAGATAGTGTAATGAACAATGATGAACTAGACTCTGAGTCTTTGAAGATTCCTCAGTTACACGCTAAGTATTATGAACTATATAATACAATACTTCTAATGCGAAAGCAGAACGAGCATATCTATAGCACGTTACTGTTAGATAGAAGAAAATTTTACACAGGTAAGGCAACTGCTGCTGTATATGAAGCAGAACCATTTCCTTACAAAATCAGAGATAAAGATGACCTCAAGTTGTATCTTGAGTCTGATGAAAAGTTATCTAAAATTAGACTAAAGATTGAATACTTCGATACTATGCTGAAGTACTTAGAAGAAATTCTAAGACAAGTATCAAATCGAACGTATCAAATAAAGAACGCTATTGAATGGAGAAGGTTCTCTTCTGGTTATGGTTGATCTTGTTATTAGAAAAAAGAATGAAGTCTTTTTAGTCGTAGATTGTGATCCACATATTCAATACGAACTACAAGACCAATTTACTTTCGATGTACCTGGGGCAAAGTTTATGCCTCAGTATAGAAGCAAATATTGGGATGGAAAAATACGTTTGTTCAATATCCAGAAACGTGAGATCTACGTAGGTCTGCTGGATAAACTCTGTCAGTTTTGTAAGAGATACGAATATACTTTTGAGTTTGAAAACTCCAAGCACTATGGTTTGCCATACCAGGAAGAGGAGGGTATAACCAAGGAAGGTGTAAAGGATTGGTTGACTGCAATTTCTCGGCATAAACCTAGAGAGTATCAAATAGATGGTGTATATGATGCATTGATTAGGAAGAGACGATTACTCATCTCTCCTACAGGATCTGGCAAATCTCTAATGATCTATGCAGTCACTAGATACCATACTGCTAAACAAAGAAGAACTCTAATTATTGTTCCTACAACATCTCTCGTAGAGCAGATGTATAAAGATTTTATAGATTATGGTTGGGATGCTGAAAAATATTGTCACCGCATTTATGGTGGCAAAGAACTGAACAGCGATCTTCCAATCATTATATCAACATGGCAGTCAATTTACAAGCTTGACAAAAAATGGTTTAGACAGTTTGATGTTGTCGTAGGTGATGAAGCCCATAATTTCAAGTCTAAATCCCTTGTAGGGATCATGGGGAAGATGTATGACACTCCCTATCGATATGGGTTCACAGGTACTTTAGACGGCACACAGACGCACAAGTGGGTGTTAGAAGGGTTGTTTGGTCCATCATACAAAATTATCAATACAAGCGAACTGCAAGAGGCAGGTTATCTTGCTACACTAAACATCAAGGTCCTACTACTAAAACACGAACCTCAAATCTTTGAAAGGTATGAGGACGAAGTTCAGTATCTTATCGGTCACGATAAGAGAAACAACTTCATCAAAAATCTAGTGTGGGATATAACAGGCAATACTCTGATTCTATTCAGTCGTGTTCAATCTCATGGAGAGGTTCTGTACAACCTCATAAATAGGAGTGACCGGAAAGTTTTCTTCATCCACGGCGGCGTTGACGTTGAAGAAAGAGAATCAGTACGGAGTATAGCAGAGACAGAATCAAACGCTATTATAATTGCATCGTTTGGTACATTTTCTACCGGCATCAATATAAAAAATTTACACAACGTTATTTTTGCTTCACCTAGCAAATCCCGGATCAGAACATTACAGTCGATTGGACGAGTTCTGAGAAAAAGTGACTCTAAACTAAAAGCAACTCTATACGACATAGCAGATGATTGTAAGAAGAATCAGAAACAAAACTACACTCTGAATCATCTTATCGAAAGGATCAAATACTATAACGAAGAGAAGTTCCATTATGACATCATCCAAGTCAAAATCTAATGAACCCTTTGATGAATTTCTTGCTGCCATCAAACTGGTAAGTGGAGAGGAGATCTTATCCTCTGTCATTATCAATGCAGATGATGATGAAAAAATTATCTTAGAAAATCCTGTTGTGTGTGAAGAGGTTCGCACCCCTGGTGCGAATACCCCGTTGGGGTATAAGTTTGAACCTTGGATGAAAATGTCGGATGAAGATATATTCATAGTCGATCTCAACCGTATCATCACTCTCAGTGAGATCAAAGATGAGTTCGTTATTGCTACCTATAATCATATTATTACTTCTGGTTTCTCTAGACAACATCCAGATCTTACTAAAGAAATGGGATATGTAAATAACGTTGATCAAGCAAGACAAACGTTCGAGAAACTCTATAGTTCTGAAGATAGTTCTAAAGATATTCAAAGCTAAGCTATAGCCTCCCGATGAACCCTGACAGAGTTAGTCTATAGGTAATCGACACTTCTGTCAAGCTGTGCTATAATATTACTATGAAATGTCTACAAAATGACACGTAAACGATCTGAGCATTATGTAAATAACAAGGAGTTTCTCGTAGCAATTATTGCTTACAAGCAATCTATTGCCGATGCTGAGACCCTTGGTAAACCTAAACCTAGGATTACGAACTACCTTGGGGAATGCTTCCTGAAGATTGCTACCCACCTGTCTTACAAACCTAACTTCGTCAACTACATGTTCAAGGATGACATGATTTGTGACGGAATTGAGAACTGTGTTCAGTACATCAATAACTTCAATCCAGAAAAATCTAAAAATCCTTTTGCATACTTTACTCAAATTATCCACTACGCTTTTCTTCGTCGTATTCAAAAAGAAAAGAAGCAGTTAGAAATCAGACAAAAAATTATCGAACGATCTGGATTTGATGAAGTTTTTTCTTCAGATGAGACGGATCGTTCTTCTGAATATAACTCAATCAAAGACGCAGTTCAGTATCGTAACAACTATCGATGACAATGAAAGTGAACATTCTTTTTGAAAAGTGCGATAAAGAAAAGGCAAAGGATACTGAACTGCCTTACACCGCGTACCTAGTTACTTACTTGGTTGATGGAGTAGAAACATATGATATTACTATGAGCAATAAGACAGTAGATATTTTTGATCACTACTACGATACGTACAAAAGTAATTTTATTAGGTTTGATCAAGCACAGGGTCGGATTAGTCCGAAACTTTATGGATACAAAAGTCCTGAACAAAAGAAAAAGTAATGGCATTTTTAGTTCACAATTTACCACCTGTTCAAGTCAAGGTTAGAAAAGAGTTTCTCTACGACCATGAACGTGGACACGGAGAGTTTACTGATGGTATCTGGGTGTCTGTCAAAAGTGTTCAATATAAAGCACTTTACTTTGAGACTCTTTTGCCTGAGTATGGTGCCTTGTTTGACAAACTGCCTATTAGTGCATTTGTTTGGAAGGAAGACCATGGTGACTTGCCTTTAGATACTTTGCAACTGTGGGATTGCTTTGACTATAACGTCACTGTTGTAGAAAAACCTATGCTGTCAAGGTGTGAGTTCTTTGGTAAGGACAAACAGATGCACATGGGTGAGTACATGTTTACTATTGACTCTTGCCATAGTGAGTCATCTACATTAGACACTGGGTTTAGTCAGGATGATCCAGAGCATAAATCATTCAACATCATCCAACTTGACAATGGTCAGTTTGCGGCACAACCAAACAACCGTGTTATCTGGAAAGACATGAGTCTTATTCCAGCAGAAACTAAGATGCCTGACTTCAAAGTCTGTACTCAAAACTATCGCGTAGAGAACACTGACAAGTGGTCAGTCGGACACACCGATGACTGGATGTACAAAACGGAAGACGGTGCATGAAGATTGCCATCATCACAGATCAACACTTTGGTTTCAAAAAAGGTTCTAAGATATATCATGATTACTTTTTGAAGTTCTATGAGGAAGATTTCTTTCCGATGCTTCAAAGAGAAGGCATTACAACTGTTCTCGACCTTGGAGATACTTTTGACAACCGTAAAGGTGTTGACTTATATTCTTTGGACTGGGCGAAGACACATTATTTCGACCGTCTTCGAGATATGGGAATATCTGTGGTGTCTGTTGTGGGTAATCATACCGCATACTATAAGAACACTAACGATATCAATACTATCGATCTACTCTTACGAGAGTATGACAACGTTCGTATTGTTAGTCAGTGTGAGGAAATAAATGTAGGTGGTCTTCCTATTCTGTTCATCCCTTGGATCAATAATGAGAACAGAGATGTTACCTATAAAGAAATCAAGAAGACCAAGGCAAAAGTTGCTATGGGTCATCTAGAACTCAACGGATTTGTTGCTACTCAAGGTCATGTTATGGAGCATGGCAACGATATTGATGTATATCAAAAGTTTGACAGAGTGTTGTCAGGACACTTCCATACCAGGTCTAGCAATGGTAAAATCTACTACATTGGTAATCCTTACCAGATGTTCTGGAGCGATGTCAATGACCCCAGAGGATGTATTACGTTTGATACTGAAACTCTTGAGATGAAGAACGTCAACAATTCTCATGAATTGTATAAGGTTATCAAGTATCAAGATACTCCTCGTCAACTGTTCAAGTTTTCTCAGTATAGAGATAAGATTGTCAAATTAGTAGTCTTTCAAAAAAGTAAAGAGAAAGAGTTTGATCTCTTTCTAGAATCTCTTCAAAAAGTAAACCCTATAGAGATCAAAATTATTGAGCGGTCAGAAATGATTGCAATGGATGATGAGATTGTTCAGCAGACAGAAGACACTATGACTCTTCTCAATAGGTATGTTGATGATTTAGAGACAGAACTAAATAAATCACGAATAAAAGATATACTCAGAACAACTTATCAACAAGCGTGTGAAGCAATCTAATGCATATAATCACCCCAACTAACGATCATCCAAAAGAAGGTGCTTTTGCTGTAATCAATGACCTGGGGGAAAAGGTTGTGTTTTTCTTTACTGAGAAGGATGATGCAGAAAGATATGCTATGATGTTAGAGGTTGATGGTAAGGACCCTATGGAGGTCATACACATTGCCGACAGAGCAGCAATTGCTGCATGTGAACGTACGGGTACAAAGTACACCGTCATTACTAAAGATGATCTTGTGATTCCAGTTCAACCGGATGATTGAATTCAAAAAAATTCGTTATAAAAACTTTTTGTCTTCTGGCAATCAGTTCATTACTATTATCCTGAACCAAAATAAGGATACCTTGATTGTTGGACAGAATGGTGCAGGTAAGTCCACGATCCTGGATGCACTAACTTTTTCTTTGTTTGGAAAACCTTTCCGTAAAGTCAATAAACCCCAACTAATCAACACTGTCAATGAACGAGACTGTGTTGTAGAGATTGACTTTGCTGTTGGAAAACGGGAGTATAAAATTGTTCGTGGGATCAAACCTAATATTTTTGAGATTTATCGGGATGGTTCTAAACTGAATGAGGATTCCTCTGCAAACGATCAACAGAACTATCTGGAAAAACAGATACTCAAACTCAACTACAAGTCGTTTACTCAGATTGTTATTCTTGGGTCTGCTTCTTTCGTTCCTTTTATGCAACTCACTGCCGCTAACCGGCGTGAGGTGATTGAAGACCTGTTGGACATCAAGGTTTTCTCCACTATGTTGGACATCATCAAACTCCAACTGAAGGACGCAAAGGACAACCTCAAGGTGCTAGACTTGAAGAAGGAATCTGTAGCAGACAAAATTCTGATGCAGAAACGCTTTATCAAAACCATTGAGGAGTCATCTCAAAATGATATCACTGCCAAACAGGAAGAGATCGTACTACTTGATAAAGAGTCAGTCTCGTATCAAGAGAGTGTCATCGATCTCATTGAAGAAGTTGAAGACCTCCAAACAGTTATCAAAGACTATACTTCTTCAGGAGATACTGTAAAGAAACTTGGACAGTTTCGAGCAAAACTACAATCAAAAAAGCACAGTAGTGGAGAAGAAATCAAGTTTTTCCATGATAATACGGTCTGCCCTACCTGTACTCAATCTATCGAAGATTCTTTTCGGGTAAATAGAATTGAACATCTCCAGCAACTCTTACAGAAGCATGAAGATAGTCTTGTCCAAATTGGAAAGGCGATCGATGCAGAAGAAGAAAAGGAAAAACAATTCCTAAAATTGCAAAAGGAGATTACTAACCTCTCGAATGAAATTTCTCAGTTCAATATTAGGATTTCTAATTCAACAAAACGGAAAAGAAATCTGGGATCAGAAATTCAGGACATTACCGATAGACTTGAGAACAGAAGTGCTGAAGATGTAAAACTATCAGAATATAAAAAGAGTCTAAAAACTATACTTGAAACAATCAAAAATACTAAAGATGAATTTGATCTTCTGACTCAAGGTCAACTTCTTCTAAAAGATGATGGTGTCAAAAGTTCGATCATTAGGAAGTATCTTCCTACGATCAATAGACTTGTCAACGATTACCTTCAACGTATGGACTTCTACATCAATTTTACCCTTGATGAAGAGTTCAATGAAAAGATTCAAACTCCAGTTCACGAGAAGTTTTCTTACTCATCATTTAGTGAGGGTGAGAAGATGAGGATTGACCTTGCTCTCTTGTTTACTTGGAGGGAGATTGCCCGTATGAAGAATAGCGTTGTCACCAATCTACTAATCATGGATGAGGTATTTGATTCTTCTTTGGATGGTTTTGGAACAGAGGAATTTCTCAAGATTGTCCGCTTTGTGATCAAAGATGCAAATGTGTTCATTATATCACACAAGAATGAACTGTTTGATAAGTTCAATCACTGTCTAGAATTTACGAAAGTTGGTGGGTTTTCACGACTAGCTTGACAAATTTTCAAAAATAGTATACACTAAATAAGTATTCGTGCTTAGTCACGAAACTTTACACGGGACAGTCGAGTCCCTATTCATCTGCGGGTATCCATTCCGCAAGTAACTAACAGGTAATTTCAATGATCAAATCTGCAATCGCAACACTCGCCGCCGCTGCCGCACTTGTGGCTCCGTCTGCTGCCCTAGCAGGTCCCTACGTCAACGTCGAAGCTAATTCTGGCTGGACGGGATCGGACTACACTTCGACCACGACAGATCTTCACGTAGGGTACGAAGGCGAACTTGGCGAGTCTGCATCATACTACGTCCAGGGCGGCGCTAGTGTAGTCTCCCCTGACGGCGCTGAAAGCGACACCGTTCCTTCTGGTAAGGCAGGTCTCGGACTCGCTGTAACCGACTCTCTGGGTGCATATGGTGAAGTGTCCTTCTTGGGCAGTGGCGACAGCAATGTCGATCGTGGATACGGGGGTAAACTCGGCGTCAAGTACAGCTTCTGATCGCTCATATAAAATAAACATCTAGATGTTCGGGGACTCTGACGAGAGTCCCTTTTTTTATGTTTTGATAAATATACTCGCAATGATATCCTGTCATGTTTGAACCAAAAAACAGTGATACCGTAACTATTACTGAAAAAGTTTCTAAACAGTCTAATCCTAACAAATGGATTGTTTTGACATTAGGTGGTATATTTGGGATTAGTCATATTGCTTTGATTGGATTAGTGTCTAACAATAAGGTACAACTTCCTAATCTAAACTTACCAGTAGGAGAATACTCCTCATATGAAGCTACGGTAAGCACTGATGGGTATCGTGTCCTGTATAAATCTAACGATCCAAAAATTCTTCAAAGAACCCAGTCTCTAGATTTAGATCGTGCTGTTGATAAACCTGGTGGTTTGTTTGGTGGTGGTCGGAGTGTATCCAGAGAAGCACGGGCACAGTTTACTAACGAACAATATACGATGGAGGGGACATTGAATATGGAAGGAGGTCCTCTCCCAAAGATCGAAGGGAATACCACAAGTGCAAACCAGAAAAGCGTCGCGTGTATAGAGGCGGTAGGTGGTGGCAAACAGACAGGAAGAGTTGTAGGAGCTAGCGTAGGTGCTGGTGTTGCTTCTACTCTTATTGGTATTCCCTATGTGGGTCCTGTCCTTGGTGGTTTAGTTGCAATCTTTACACAAGATAAAGCATCTGAAATTGGTGGTGATATAACAGAAAACTTCTCGGATGACTGCTAATCTTCATATCAATGCAGGGGCAGCGTACTCAGGTACAAAACCCCTGTGTTATAGCATTGAAAAAACTGGGTATGCACTTATGGGGGAGGATCGGAAAACAGAACCGAACCTCCTTTATTATTTGTCTCTTCAAGAGTCAGAGGCACAGTGGTACTGGGAGTCTCAGCATAGTCATAGGACCCAATCCTACATCAAAAAGAATTACACACTCTCTGACTATATTGAGTATGTGAAGAATAGAAATGGGTTGTTGGATTTTTCTAATAGCAATCAAGCATTACCTGATTATTTCCTGAAAATTATTGCCCCAATACTTCAAAAAGAATTCAATGTTACTGTCACGCTAATCTGGAGAGACCCTGTTAGGAGATCTTATTCTCAACTCTCAGACATCTATCAAAAGAAAACTGGCAAGAAACAAACTCCTCAGTGGAAAATTCACAAGACATCTAATCTCAAAAAAGATCTAGCGGAAAGGCGTAAGTGGAGAGAAATTTCTGATAAATTTCCTACTAGCATTTCTTTTTGGAAACACTGTGTCGAGAATAGAGACTGGCATATCTGTGACTATGCAGAAATCTATAAACGCTGGCAGTGCTTTGACAATATTCAACACCTGATCATGGAAGACTTGTGGTCATGTGATTCTGAACTCCTTCTGTTGGAAGAACTTCTTGACCGCCCTGTCGGTGTTCTATATGATAATGCTTACTGTTCTGCTGGGATTGCTGAAGGTCATCAGCAAACTGATATGGAAGTTTTGAGTGAAGAAGATATTGCCTGGGGTCAAGATCAAATGTCATGGGTATATAATAATTTCAAAGATAGTTTTGGTTATATACCTTCTTCGTGGTATACTGAGTAGAATGAAAAAATATTTTATAACTTTCATAACGAATCCAGGGGTGATGACCTCACTCCTGATGTTCGGAGTAATAGCATTCATAGGGGTGGTCCACAACGATGCTCACCTTAGAATGACCAAAGACGCAGATGCCTATGTGAGACAGTGGTGTAGGTCATCAGCAGAAAACAAAAAGACCTGCATCAGTTATGGCGGCAACATGGACTATTGACAAAACTTCATCTTTCCTATATAATATGTGAAGAAACATTACGGAACGTATCATGACTGTTACAACTGAGGATGGTGGACGTACAAACATGTATGCCACAGAACCCAGAATGTATATCTCAGAGACTGACGCAGAGCGTTATGGTTTCGAGACATATGCAGAACGTGCAGAGAAACTAAATGGACGGACTGCTATGGTTGGATTTGTTGCTGCTGTTGTCTCTTATGCTTTCAGTGGCAGCGTATTCTTTTTTGGTGCGTTCGGATTCTGATGATTGAACTTCTTACTTATTATGTGATTGGAGGTGCCCTTATTATTGGACCACCTGCAATCTTCCTGATCATTGCTATGATGGGAGCGATCCAAAATACGAAAGGTCGTATGGTTGGATACAAAGACCACAAAACTTACGGTGATAGTTCCATCTACGACCCATCACCAAAATTGCCAGTAGATCAAACCAAATTTTATCTTACACTAGGAGAAACCTCATGAATGACACCGCAGAAAAACTCAATGGTCGCCTAGCAATGCTTGGAGTCATCGCTGCTATCGGAGCGTATGCATTGACCGGACAAATCATTCCTGGTATTTTTTGATGGGATTTATAGTGGTAGCACTGCTATTGCTAGTTCCAATAGTTGCAGTTGTTAGGAAGTCTTCATGAGTATAGAATGGGCACAGACAGTTATTTTTTTTCTGGCACCCTTATTCTTTATGCTCCTCTTCATACGAACTAATGAAGATGATGATGGACCCCCAGATGGCGGAATGATGACGCCAGTCTATAATCTAATATAAAAATGGGGGGTCCGTACCCCCTTTTTTTATGGTTGACTGCTTGAAAGCGTGATGATATAATATGGTATCCCCGCCACTACGATGAAACTTCGTGACACTATGAGACTGTCTGAAAAGACCCTTGAAATTTTGAAGAACTTTACGACCATCAATCAGTCGCTGTTCTTCAAAAAAGGCAATACACTACGTACGATTTCTGTGATGAAAAACGTACTCGCGGAGGCAGAAATTGATGAGCATATCCCCCGAGACTTTGCTATCTATGACCTACCACAGTTCCTGAATACACTTTCTCTTTACAAGTCTCCCGATATTGACGTGTCTAGTAATACTAGTCATGCCCTTATCAAAGACGGAGCACAAAATCGAGCAAAGTTCTTTTTCTCTGACCCTAGTGTAATTATTGCTCCTCCAGATAAAGAGATGAAACTTCCCTCACAGGAAGTTGTTTTTGATCTGAGTGAGAGTGATCTTACTCGAATCATGAAGTCCTCTGCAATCATGCAACTACCTGACTTGTCAGTTGTTGGTGGCAATGGAATTGTCAAACTTGTGGTTAGTGATCGTAAGAACGATACTTCAAACGAGTATTCAATCAAAGTTGGGGAAACTGAAAACAACTTCTCTTTCAATTTCAAAATTGAGAACATTCGATTGATTCCTAAGGATTATCGAGTGCTAATCTCTTCCCAGAAACTTGCTAAGTTTGTCAATGAAGATTTCAAACTTAGATACTTTATCGCTCTTGAACCTGATTCTAAGTATTCTGAATGAAAAAAATTATTATGACTTTGATGGCAGCATGTCTTGCTGTCCCTGCTGCAATTGCAGAACCTCTAAAGGATAGTGAATACTTTACTATGCACTCTATGGGATGTATGCTACTGGGTGAATGCACTGATGATGTGAAGGAAGTATTTTCTATGCTTGACATCTCATCGGAGTATGATAACACTGAAGAATTCACTGGTGTTACTGGTGAATTTCATAATATGCTTATGTCACTGAATCAAATCGGTGTGGGTGTGTATCTTGCTGATGAGAAGTATTTTCCAGTAGGACATCGTGGTGTCTATCATACTGTGAGTAATAACTTCTTCTTGAACAAGGCATTTATGGGTCGTCCTA